AATCCTTCAAACATGCCAGTGCGCGTTCGGCGTGGCAGACTTTGAGTGCGCTTTACTGGTGCAGCGACTAACTACCAAGTTGATTTATTACTAGACCACGCAGATGCGTTAGAAAAAGTTGGCGTTGTTTCTAAAGAAAACATTTACATTGCTCAGTCTCAGTTAGCGACATTTGATTTAAGTGCTAAAACCATTAAAGATCTAACACCAGCAATTCTTGATTATGTAACTGCTGAAAAAGGTGCTTCTGCTTCTGCAGATGATTTTAAGTCTATGACGAATGGGCTTGCCCAAGCATTACAAGGCAACTTTGCTTCTTTAACTAAAACTGGTTTTGTTTTAGACGAAAACACTAAAAAACAAATTAAAACAGGAACAGAATCACAAAGAGTTGCAGCAATTATTGGGGTATTGGATTCCACATATAAAGGCTTCAACAAAAGTTTGTTAGATACACCTGAGGGCCAACTTGTTAAATTAAAACAAGGTTTCGGTGACTTAAAAGAAGAAGTTGGATATGGACTTTTAAGATCACTTCAACTTGTTAATGGAGCATTAGGCGATGTAGGCGTCACTACTGAAACAGTAGCCGAAAAATTACAAGGTATGGGAAAAGAAGTTGGTTTGGTTATTGAAGGGCTTGGCGCTTTAACTGCTGAAGTCATTACATCGGCCAACAGCACAGAAAGATCATTTAAAGGATTGCTTGCAACTTTCGTTACAGAAATCACGAGTGCTGCATTAACTGTACCTAGATGGATTGTTGATTGGTTACAAGGCAAAGCCCCAAGTACACAGTTCCCTAAAGCAAACGCTAGTCACGCAGAACATTCAAAACTAGCAGTTGCTGCAAACAAAGCCAGAGAAGCGTTGAAAAGCCAAGATGTTGTAACAAAAGATTTAGCGAAAACACAAGACAACTTAAAGAAAAACACAGAGTCACTAATTGAAACAAGTATTAGTTATGCCAAGTTTGTTGCTGGTACCACTCCACAATCAATACAGGGCGCAACAGCGCTGGCTCAGGGCGCTCTTGCCACTATACAAAAACAAATGTCTAAACAACCTAAAATTAACGATGATCTTGTTAAATCGTTCAAGGATCTAGCAACAGTTATTCAAACCAATTTTTCTTACGCTTTGGATCAAGCAAAAACTAAACTTAATGAAGCCAAACAGCAGTACGACACTTTCAAGAACTCAATAAAAAGTGCTATTACAGGGGTTATCAGTTTTACAACCATTGAAGAGGGTTCAACTTTTCTTGACACTCTGACTGAACAATCTAAAAAAGCGCAAGACTTCGGTGGCAAAATACAACAACTTTTGGCTATGGGATTGAACCAAAGTGCTATTACACAAGTTGCTGACGCAGGTTATGAAGTTGGATTAACGATTGCAGATGAAATAATTGCTGGTGGATCTACAGTTGTACAACAAGTTAATACTTTAGTTGCTAGTGTTGAATCTGTTGGCGAAACTGTTTCAACTTCTTTGGCTGAACAATTTCATTCTGCTGGAGTTAATGCTGCACAAAGTTTAGTTGATGCTTTAATTAATGAACTGAATGCTTCTGCCGCCATAATTGCTGAAGCAATAAAAAATGCTACAGAAGGTGGATCTACTACACCCCCACCTAAAAAATCTCCCCCACCTAAAAAGACACCACCCCCACCTAAATCATCCAAACCATTTGATTTTGGTTTCAGAGCAAATGGTGGTCCAGTAAAATCTGGTTTCCCATACATAATAGGTGAACGTGGCCCAGAACTATTTATGCCAAACACTAGTGGTTCTATAATTCCAAATAACAAACTATCTTCAAAAAGTAGTTCTAACATTAACATTACTGTAAATGCAGGAATTGGTGCAAATGGAGCACAAATTGGTCGGGAAATTGTTGATGCTATTAAAAAATATGAAAGAACATCTGGTCCAGTTTTTAAGGGTGCATAAATGGCAGTACCAAACACAACAGTAGAGATCGGTTTTGATCTTTCTTCTTTAGGTGGCCCATTCTTTACTTTAGATGACCCTGTTCAAGGTGTTTTAGATAACACAGACTTTGTTTTAGGTGGAACTTTATTTTATGATGTTTCAGAATATTTATTAGATTTGCAAGTAAATCGTGGAAGAAGTCGTGAACTTGATAGATTTAATGCTGGTTTATCTAATGTTGTTTTTAATAACAGATCCAGAATTTTTGATCCTTTATACAGTTCAAGCCCCTATTATGGACAAATTGTTCCACATCGTGAAATTCGTGTCAAAGCCAATGGAACAGCAGTTTTTTATGGGATTGTTGATGACTGGAATTTAGATTATTCCCCAAATGGCGATAATACTGCAACTGCAAGTGCTTCTGATGGTTTTAGTTTATTAGCCACCCAGTCTTTATCTGCCCATACAGCAATTGTGGAACTTTCAGGAGAACGAATTTCATCTGTTTTAGATAAACCCGAAGTCAATTGGCCACTTGAGTCAAGACTAATTGAAGATGGTTTAACTACTTTACAAGCCAACCCTGTTGATCAAGGAACAAATGTTTTAGATTATTTACAAACCATTACTTCTAGTGAACCAGGGTTTATTTTTATTGGGAAAGACGGCAATTTTAATTTTCAACAAAGAACACAAGACATTTCATCAAGTTCTGTTAAAACTTTTACTGACGATGGAACAGGGATCCCTTTCAATAATTTACAAGTTGTGTATGGCTCAGAACAGTTGTATAACAGGGTAAGTGTTACAAGATTAAATGGTGAAACTCAAACAGTTGAAGATACTGATTCACAAAACCAGTACGGAATTTCAACACTCGAGTTAAGCAACTTGTTGTTAAATAGTGACACAGATTCACTATATTTAGCATCATATTTACTTTCTAAATATGCTGAACCTGAATACAGGTTTGAGGCACTAGAGATTGAACTTGCAAGACTAGACACTACTGAACAAAATCAGGTTTTAGGTTTGGAATTAACAGATGTAATTAGAATCATATTTACACCTAATGGGATCGGTTCGAGTATCGATCAATATGCGTTAATTACTGGAATACAACACCAAAGCAACTCTGTGTCATATAGGGTTACAATTGGACTAAGTACCCTTGATTATGCTAACTTTGTGTTAGATGATTTAGTGTTTGGACAACTAGATGATGATAGATTGGGTTTTTAATGGCAATTAAAACTTTTATAGCAGGCGAAGTATTAACTGCCGCAGATGTAAACACATACATAAATAATTACAGAGCAGATCTTGTTTCACCTAGTGAAACCACACTTATTTCTGCAACTGCCGCAACAGGCACAGTGACCTGCGATATAGCCAACACTTCAGTTACTTATTACACAACTAACGCAAGCGCAAACTTTGTACTAAACTTTAGAGGTAATTCATCCTTGACAGCCGATACATTTATTGCAACCAGCGATGCTGTCACACACGTGTTCTTAAACACAAATGGAACAACTGCTTATTACCCAACAGCCTTTCAAATTGATGGAACAGCAGGAACACCTATCTGGCAAGGTGGTGTTGCGCCAACAGCAGGGAACGCTTCATCAGTTGATTCTTATGCTTTCACTATTGTGAAAACTGCGGCAACTCCTACTTACCAAATTTTGGCCTCTCAAACACAATTCAAATAAAGGATCGACACAAAAATGCCAATTGTTGGTTCTTTCGCTGGGGCTTCTGCTCGTTCTTACGGTTTAGGTGCAGGTGCGCTGGCTCTTGATGGTTTCTATCAGATAGCAACAACAACTCTTGCAACTACCGCAGCAAGCATAGAATTTACTTCTATTCCTCAAACCTATACTCATTTACAAATAAGAGGTATTGCTAGATTTTCTGGGGCTACTGCGTCAGACAATATGAGGCTTACTTTTAATTCTGATACTTCTGCTGTTTATGCAAATCATCTTTTGCTTGGTACTGGTGCATCTGCTGTTTCTGGTAACGATATAGGTTTAACTTATTCTCTTATTTCAACAACTCCTGCTGCTTCAACTTCTGCAAATATTTTTGATGCTTCTGTTTTAGACATTTTAGATTATGGTAATACTAATAAATTTAAGACAATTAGAAATTTGACTGGATATGATGCTAATGGTTCTGGTTATGCTGGTTTTTGGTCTGGTTTATGGCGTTCAACAAGTGCTGTCACTTCGGTGAAATTAACTTCTGGTTCAGGTAATTTTGTTCAGTATTCTTCTTTTGCTTTATACGGAATTAAGGG